TTGCCATTAATCATTGAGCATTAATCGTTAATCATTAATAATTATGCCTCTGCTATGCTGCCTGCATACTTGTACAACTTGGAGTTGGTGGTGATCTTCAGTGTTACCCCTGAATCGTCTTCGGCTTTCTTGCCTGTAGTAGCATCAGCAGAATCCATAAAGGCAGGGTTAATCTTTGTCCCCACTACCCACAAAGTACCTACAGCATCAGGCACAATAAAGGTCATAGGCACGTTTTTGTAACGCCCGATAAAGTCGAGCACCTTGTCCGAAAAGCGTGGAATCTTAGCCTCAAGGTCTGTCTTTGCCTTCTTGTTTCCCGCGTTGCCCACAAGGCTCATCTTTAGTTCGTTCTCGTTGATCTGTAGGTCTATCCCCTTCCATGTCTTCCCAGTGACAAGGGTTAGGTTTCCTTCCTCTATGGTGTTAGCCTTGCCCAGCTCCCCCGTATTAGGAGGGAGCACACATTTGTCGAGGAAGGCCGTAGGCGCATACAGCACACGCGTACTGATACCCCCGCTCACCTCGTCGTTTGGACAGCTGTCCAAGCTCTCAAAAGGAGCATTATCAAAACAATTTGTTGCCATTTCTTTTATCTTTTAAGTTTATTCGTTATTTGTTTTTACTCTTCACTCTTTACAATAAGAGCGCTTCCCCCGCCTATGAGCTGCACGAGTGCTTCCTCGTCTGCGGCCAACTCTTCCTGAGTGTAGTGCTCCCCACCGAATAAGATCTGCAAGGGCGCATCGTCCGCAAACTGGTACTGCTTTCCACGAAAAGAAAAGGCATGCCCCTCTCTCTTTTCCTCTACCTGCAATACCCTTTTGCCTCCCGCAGCCTCCAAAGTAGCTTCTAACTTTGTAAGCGCTTTTTCCCTTTCATCAAGGGCTTGTTCTCTTTCGTTAAGCGCTTTTTCCCTTTCGTCAAGGGCTTGCTCTCTTTGGTTAAGGGCTTTTTCCCTTTGGTCAAGCTCCACGGCAAGGTCGTTCAGATCCGATTCCTTGCTATCTGCGGCCGCTTCACGAGCACTCAGCTCCGAGGAGCGATCCTCAAGGAGCGCCTCGCGCTCCTCAAGGGTCAGTTCTCTGTTATCATTATTATCTTTTGCCATATATTATCTATTTAATTATAAAAATAGGTTTGGATAGAACAGCTTGTTCTGCGAATCATTGTTCAATCCTCTGTGCTTGCTGGCATCGGCAGTCTCTACAAATAGGTACTGGTTTACCGCAAAATCGTAGCCCAAGTGCCACTGAGAGAAGAGCTTCACTACATAGTCCTGCACTTGCACATCGTCCAATAGTGCGGGATTGTCTTTGCGATCGTACAAGCGGAAGAAGTTCCCATCGTACCACGCTATGATACGCCCTTTCTTCAATCCTGGTACTCCCACTATGGTACGGCCGTACTTCGTCTTGCCGCGCTGTGGATCCTTGAAGTCTATGTACTGGTTGGCTGGGGTCTCACGTGCCTCTACATAGTCGTTGAACTCTTCCAAGGAGAGGAAGATAGTGCTTACTTTCCCTTGGTCAGGCAACCCTTTTTCAAACTTCGTTACCCTATCCACTATGGTAGCGGAGGAATCCACGGGGATCAAGAAAACGGGGTTTTCTGTGTCAGCAACTGCTTTGGTAACCACTTCATTCAGACCATCCATGGTCTTGGTGTAGTCAGGAGTAGTGCTTCCTACCTGAGTAGAATCGTACTTCCCTACAACTGAAACCACATTCAAGTCGGAGATGATCTTATCCTGCGCCATACGCATGATGTACTTGCTGATAGGCATTTCATTGGGTTTCTTCTCCTCTTCGTATAGTTCTTCTACCCAGCTATCATACACCTCGTATGGGTTGATCTGAAAGTTCATTTTCTGTTGGAAGTTCTTCAGCAATTTCTTGCCAAAAGAAACCTTACCATACGGAGTCCAAGTATCCGAAAAGGCTTGCACTACATTGGTCATTAGTACATAAGGGATATGATACTCCCCTTTGACCTTTGGCAAAGTCTTAGCAAATTGGTTCAGTAGGATTTTATCCGAAAGAATCGCCGCTTGTAGCTCAAAAGGATTTTTCTTTCCATAACGAACCAACTCATTTTTGATTTGTTCAATGTCAATATTTCTTGCCATATTCTTACTTTTAAGTTGTTATTCTAAATTGTTCTTACAGCTGATTGTGTGCATCTTCCATTCGCACTACTTCGTCCCCGCTCTGCTGTTCACGCCCGTCATTACTTGGCTGGGTATGTACTGGGCGTTTCTCCCCATACTCCTTGCAAGTCTTACCAAGGGTAGCAATGTCAGCAATCGCGTCCCCTTGACTCTTTAAGCTGTTAAGCGCCATTGCCTCGCCAAGGGCTTCACTCAGCGCCTTGCCTTCTGTGGCGACTTTTTCTTTTTCAGCATTCAGCGTGGCAATCTCCTGCTCAAGGGCGGCCACTTGCTCCGCGGTCGCAGCTTCTTTCTTCTCTGCAAGGGCTGCCTCCACCTTTTCCAGCTGCGAAGCGGTAAGGCTCACATAGGCCTCACCTCCAAAGAGCGGCTTTTTTTCCTCTAAGGCACTCCCTAAGAGCGCCGATAACAATACGTATTTCATATTTCTTTTATTAAGGTTTCCAAACTCATTATTTCATCTACAAGGCCTACCTCCAGCGCACCCTTAGGGGTATATACAGCCCCCTTGAATACACGCCCGTCGTCCTTGATGTCTGCTCGGTACGCCTGCACGGTGCTAATAAAGCCCTTAGCCAGCTCGCTGAGGCGCTCCTTGGCCAAGGTGTCATCTCCTGCGACCAAGTCTCGCCATAGCTTGTTCTTCTCGCTGCTCTCAGGGGCATACACTTCATAGATCTTGGCACCCCACTTCTCAAACATCTGCGAGTAGTCTTGCGTATGTAGCATAGTGCCAATGCTTCCTATCGCATCGGCAAAGGGGCTACTCACTACCTTATCGCAGGCTGCTGCAATCCAATAAGCCGCACTACACATATACCCATTGGTATAGGCTACGATTGGCTTTTCTATCCCCCTGATGATGTGGGCAAGCTCCGCTGTTCCTGAGACCATACCCCCGCCGCTGTTTATATCCAAGATGATAGCCGAGACGCTTGGGTGTGCGTCCAACTGCCGAAGGTAGCGCCCATAGCTCTGAGTACCTATATAGTCGTAGGACGTATGCTTGACGATCGCCCCATATATATCCACCACCACGGGGAAAGTATCCCGCCCGCTGGCACTCCCACTACGCGCCTGTACCTCCAGCTTAGCCTCATAATCCGCCTCCAGTTTCTCCGATGCCGCAAAAGTATTGTCCTTAAAACCCTTTACAAGCGCAGGAATGATGGAAAATAGGTATTCTTTTTCTATTGATAGGATCATTTTTTAAGTTGTTAGAGATTTGTGGTTAGTATTTATTTACGGCAAAGGTAATATACCCCTTACACACCCCAAAGGACAGCTTTTATAATGATTAATGCCAACAATGATTAATTCCCTCTTTCCTTAATTGGTTGGTGGCAAGAACAATAATACTCGGAACTTCTCGGTTATTTTACCCAGAGTAGGGAAGATGATCGTTTGCCCCGTCAGGCTAATGGTAAAGAGATCCTTCCCCGAGCCATTGTCTACGATGTTGTCATCTATAGTAAGGCTAAAGGGCTCCCTATGGTTACCCACCACGAGCATCTCCTGAGCCGACACCAAGGCCACCACATACTTGCGCTTTTTGTGCATGGAGATTAGCTTCAGCCGCACCTCCTTGCTCAGCTCGTATATAGGAAAGGTAACCTTCATATCGAAGTAGTCATTATGATTCTGTTCCTTAAGGCTTATCTTACGGCTGTAGCCGCTGGGGTGAGCCACTCTCAGTTTTACAAGGGCAGCATTCGGATCGGGGGTGAGCGCCCTCAGATTCTGGTTAAAGGTAAAGCTCGCCGCGTCAAAGAGCAGCACATGGCGGATCTCCCGCGTGAAATCCTCCCCGATATTACATAATTCGTAACTCATTTTTTTTAGATTATAGGCAAAGATAAGCGCCCTTTCCCATTCAGGAAAGGACGCTTTAAGCAGGTAACCGCTTACAATCCATTGTAAGCCTCATAGATATTCGCTAACTCCTCTTTATTCTCTTTCATAATAAAGGATAGATCCAGCATGTAATCAAAAATCTCTTCTAAAAACTCCTGATCATCTGAATCTAAGAGCTTAGCTTTTTTTATCTCTTTTGGGAATCTTGATAGCCTTTTTTGAAAATTCTTCTCTGTGGAGATCTTTTCAGCTACCTCAACGAGCCATTGAGAAAGCTCTTCCCCCAATTGCCTACTTAGTGGATGTGGATTGTTATTCATGATTTTTACCTCCTTCCTATTATTGTTTAGTTATGATATGGATAGGATCAGTAATCCTAATTCCTTAGCGATAGCATGCTCGATACGAGCTCCTCGGCTTTCCTTCCAGTCAGGGAGGAGGAATATACCCCCACACCCCATGAGGAGTTCTATATCTCTGAGCATGTGCTGTTCCCAAGGGCTATCAATGGGCAGCCCATTCTCAAGAGGAGAAACAGGAGTTTGCCCCATCGCAATCAAGTACTGACATGCCTCGTGGAACTTCTCCCGTGTCTGCTCAATATCCGTGTCTGTTATCTTTCCTGATATGTATATTTTCATAGCTTCACAAGTTTAATTCTATTACAACAAAGGTTTGGCTTTCTCCAATAATTCCTTCTGCTCTTCGAGAAAATTGTAGGCTATTTCATGTGATTTAAAAGCAAGCACTCTACTAGTATTGAGCCATAACTCCAAACAAAGTTTCCCTTTCTCTACCGAGATACAAAATTTATTCTTATCATCTTCCCAATCAGGCAGCCACCCCTCATTGTAGTAGTCCCTAAGAATAACTAATTGTCTAAGGGCTTCTAAAGCATCTTTACTTATTAAAAAGATATTTCCTTTTGCAAACTCTCTTTTTACCCAGTCTTCCGCTTCCTCAAAAGTCGGCGCAGGGCCTTTTTGTTCAAATCCTTCAAGTTCTATAGAATAATCCACAGTGGACAATGTATTGATTGCTCCTTTGCTTTTTACAAAGCAACCTTCGTTAGTGTATTGAATTTTTAAACCATCATTAAATTCAACCTTAATAGGAAAGTCATACTTTGTATCCTTTAAAATCTCTATGACTTTCCCTTTGTCTGGTGATATTGTTTTATCCCAAACGTCCATTCCTACTTTAAATACTGTTTTCATTCTTTATTCCTTTCTTTAAATTCTGACACTGTATATGTAATTCCTGATAAGAGCAGACATACGATAAGCATTCTTCCGCCCCAACCTAATGTGGCTATATCAGTAGTCCAGCCTATAAAAAAACAGACTCCAAAAACAAACATAATCCACAATATGCTAATAGCTATTAGTTGAATAATTGCAAGTATTTTATTTCTCATATTTTCAAAATTTTTTCACTCGCCCCTTTTTCCCCCTTCGAGGGTTAGGGGGTTCACTTGTAACTCTTTATAAGGTATCCATTCACCTTTTACTTTTCGGTCATATACATACAGAATCTTTGACAAGTCGTCTATTGTCTTCTCTGTCAGTTTACGACTTTTTTCTTCAAATTCCCCTTTATGCGCTCGATA